CGTAATCGTCAAGCACGACGAGACAGGGATCTCCGACCGACGGCAGACGCACGGTCACGGTTCTCCCGGTGATGGTGTACCTCGGCGCCCAAGCGCACCCCTGGAACTCCGGCGCTCCTGCCGTGAGAAGCTGCGCGATCGTCGCCGGCTTCCCGTTGTGGGTGGTAGGCGACTGTGCGAACTGCTGCAGCATCACCCCGAGAGGCGATGACTCATCGGCCGGAGCGGTTGAGACGACGGCTTGCATCGGGCCGCCGAGCCCTACCTGGAGCGGATGCTGCCGGATCTCGTCGAAGAGATGGCTCATGGCAGCAGCAGCTTCTGGCCGGAAACGAGCTTCGCGTCCGGGCTGAGCCCGTTCAGCGTCGCGAGCTGGAAGTAGCTCTTGTAGTTGCCCAGCACCCTCGCCGCGACGGTCTGGAGCGTGTCGCCGCTCTTGGCGACGTACGTCTTCTGCTTCGTGGGCGTTCCCCCGGCTTTCCGCGCGGCCGAAGCCGACTGAACGTTCGCCTGCAACACCGCTGTCTGGGCAGCAGTGAGGTCTGCGAGGCGATCGTCGCGCACGTACTCGAGCAGGTGCACGGTGACGGCCTGGCGCACAAGGAATCCGCTGGGGCTGTAGATCGGGGTTGGATCCCAGTCGAAACTCTCGATCACCCACGGCCCGTCGTTTGCGTGCGGCACCGTCCCAACCACGGTGATCAGCGGCGGCTCCGCGCCGGGGAAGGGCGGCTGGGCCATCCGCTCGAGCGTCTCCCTGTCCTGTGTCGCCGAGAGGTTGAGGGGGAGCGAGTCGGCGATCCCGCCGCGAGAGCCTGGCTTGATCCCGATGATCACCGTGACGAGCTCGCGGAGCGGGTTGATCCCGTCCCAGACCGTCAGCGCCTTCCGCCGCGGCCGGTTGACGAGGCTCCAGCCGCCGTACCCGTCTGCCGGGACCGGCGGGGTCTGGCCGAGGATCGCCGTCACCGACATCGCGGGCTGCGCGCTCGCGAACGTGACGAAGCGGTTGTCTCTCACCGGCGGGCCTGAGCCTTCTGCTTCGCCGCAAAGGTGACGTCGGCGATTTTCTTGCCGCCGTCACCGTGCAGGGAGAGCTTCGCGCCGCTCATGCCGCTGCGAACGGCCTTCTCCATCGCGTCGATCACAGCTTGCGGCGCGTGGGCCTTCTCGAGCTGCGCGACGGTGATGTGCTGGGCCAGGTCGGACTTGACGACGTTCGAGACGCCGAAGGTCGAGGCGAGCGAGCCCTGTTGCTTCAGTAGTTCGGACGCGCTCAGCTGGTGGCTCCCGAAAAACCCCGTGATCTCTTTCCAGTAGCGGATGATCAGGAGCAAGCCGGTGACGGCGAGTCCGATGGGCCCGAATGCGAGGGTGAGCGCTCCGGCGACGAGCGGTGCTGTGTATTTGAGGTCGTGCCAGAGCAGGTTCACAGCCGTCCGGAACCAGCCCACGCGGGTGTAGAGCAGGTAGATGCCGACGGCTAGCGCTGCGACGCCGAGCACGATGAGCGCGATGGGGTTCGCGTCCAGTGCCGCGTTGAAGAGCCATTGCGCGGCGGTAGCGGTCTTGACGGCGAGCGTCCAGAGGATGAGGGCGCCCCGTACCACTCCGAGGATGACTGCCACGGCTTTTTGGGCGGCCCAGAGCAGGACGAGCTGGGTTCGGCTGACGATGTAGAGGGCGATCAGAGGGTTGAGGACGAGCCGAAGGAACCCCAGGTGGGTCGTGAGCGCGAGCACGCCACTCGTGACGAGCGCGAGCACCGCGACGAATGGCCTCGCGACTTCCCAGACGCTGCGGAGCGTGCCCGCGGCGATCTTCAGCAGGTTCGTCAGGGTCTGCCAGCCGTGAAGGAGCGTCAGGGACGGGTCGAGGGCGGCGAGCATCCCTTTGATGCCGCCCTTCTCGCCGGCGGCGCTGACGCGGCCGAGGGTGCGGTTCAGGGACGGGGCGAGGCTGTCGAGCCAGTTGAAGACGGGCGTTCCGAGCGTCCCGGTGATCTGTGCCAGGTAGCTCTTGCCGATCTCGAACTGCTGCCCGAGGGTTTTCGGCTGCCGCTTCGCGTACGCGTTGAGCCACTCGGCGATCGCCGGAAGTGCGACGCTCGCCGGCACCTGACCCTGACCGTGGATCAGGCTGTACTGGTCGGCTGGGGAGAGGTGGAGCGCCTCGGTGAGGAGCTTAGTGCCAGGGATCCCGAGCGAGGTGAGCTGAGCGAGCTGGCGGCCGCTCAGGAACCCCTGGCCCTGCACCCGATTGAAGAGCTCGCTGAGCGTCTCGATTCCGGTCGCGCCGAGCCCCTTGACGCCTGAGAAGTTCGCGAACGCCTCCAGGTAGGCGTTCGTCTGTTGGACGCTGAACCCGAAGGTGAGCATCGTCTGGGTGGCGGAGACGAGCGAGGAGAGGTCGATCCCGCTGGTGTGGGTGAGGCTGACAAGGCGGGCGACCTCGGTGCGTGCGGCGCGGCTGCCGCCCACGAGCGACTCGAGCGCATCCACACCCTTCGACTTGGCCTCGTCGAAGTCGAACCCCATTTTCAGCACGGCCGCCCCTGTCAGGCCCAGCGCTGTTATGCCGTAGAAGGCGTAGCGGCGCAGGGAGTACATCGACTCGCCGAAGAGGAAGTTGCGCTCGGCCGCGAACGCGCTTTTCTTCCCGGCGACCTCCGCGGCGTCGCCGACACCCTTGACGCTCGCGGCGGCCTCCGCGTTCTGGACGATGAACGCGCGGCCGCCGGCGAGCCGAAGGGTGACGACGAGGTCGTCAGCCACCGAAGATTGCCCTGGAGACGTTGTTGGCTATCCGGATCGCGAGGTCTTCCCGCTCTTCCGCGGCTAGCTCGAGGCGCCGGCGTGCGACGGCGGCCATCATCCCCACCTCGAGCGGCTCAGTGGACGTGAGGTAACGCATCGCGTCGAGGCCGGCGAGAGAGACCAGTGCTGCGGACTCGGTCTCATCTCGCCCTACGCTTCCCCCAGCGTGACCACGCTCGACGGGTCAGCCGACCACTCGGCGTAGAGACGGAAGTGCTCCATGATCGCCGCCCGGCGGCCGCCGAAGAGGCCCCAGACGACGTCACGTGCCGTCTCGGCCTCGAACTGGAACGCTTCGGCGAGCCGCTCCTCGTAGACGAGTGGGCCGCTGCCGTCCGGGTCGATCGGGACGAGCTCCCCGCCGGGCTCGCGGCCGTAGAAGCCTGTGCAGGCCTCGACGAGCGTGTCGATCGCGCCGGCCGCGACCCGTTCCTCCTCGTTCCGGATCGAGGCGAGCCTGTCCCTGATCTGTTTCCCTTCGACAAGGGCGTCGATGAGCCGGTACCGGCAGAAGAGGTTCGTGTAGCCGGGGATCGGCAGGGTGACCTCGGTCTTGTCGGCGAGCTCGCGGCGTTCCCTCGCGATCTGGTCGAGTATCGACTCGCTCATGTTCCGCCGCCGGCGGGCTGGCCGCCCGGGGTGATCTCGAGCGTGATCAGAGCCGGGTCGGAGCTGCTGCTGTCCGGCTGCGGGACGGTGACCTTGTCCAGGATGCCCGACCAGATGATCGCCTTCCCGAAGGCCATGCCGTTCTTGTCGAGCGGCACGATCTTGACGATGCAGGTGCCGCCCCCGACTGCGTCGTACAGAGCGGGCAGGTTCGCGTGGTCGCGGTTGAGGTCGTACAGCCGCGAGACCGTGATCGGGCTGACCGTCTGGATCCCGGGCAGAGGCACCTGGGGGCCGCTGCCGGGGTTGTATGGGGTGACGGTCGACGCGAGGTCTCCGCCGGTGAACTTGTCCCAGACGCCGAAGTCGTTGCCCTCGACGGAGACGGTGATCCGGAACTTACTGAGGGTGGCGCCCTCGGAGACCTGCTGGTTCTGTGTGCCAGTGACGGCCAACTCAGCTCACCCCTTCCGTGAGGGTTGTAGTGACGATCTCGATCGGTACCTGCTCGGCGTCCGGGCTCAGCGCGAGCGAGATCACGGCGCAAAGCTGCAACGCCGCGATCGTCGCGGGCGTGTTGACGCTCGGGCCGGTGTTGACGGTGAACGCGTCCGCTTGCGTGTCGCCGAAGAGGGAGCCGTCGGCGTAGTAGGGGCCGAGCATCGCGGTGAGGTCGGCGGCGAAGTCGGCGAACAGGAACCCCTGCCCGTCGATCTGCTTGAAGACGTAGCCGAGCCCGATCTGCTGGGCCTGCGCGACGATCGCCATCACGAGGCGACTGTTCGAAAGCAGCACCCAGTCGGCCGGCACCGTCAGCGGGGCAAGCGTCCGGTAGCCGAACAGGACGATGCTGCCGTTGATCGTCCGGAACACGTTCACGCCGGCGCTGTTGAGCAGCGACCGATCGCTGTCCGACCACGCTGCCTGGGAGAGCCCGAGCGCGATCCTCGAGACGCCGTACTGGGTGCCGGCGCTCGGCTGGTTCGGGGTGAGGCCCGCGTTGTCGTTGCGGGCCATGATCCCTGCGGCGATCGCCGACGACGGCACCGTGCGGGTCGTGCTGTTGACGACGCCAGGGATCACGACCCAGGGGCCGAACCCGGCGGCGTACTCGCTGTTGCTGACGGCCGTGTCGGTGGCGGCCGCGGTGACGAGGGTTGCGCGGCTTCCCGAGTCGGCGAAGTCGAGCAGGGCCCGCCGGTTGTTCGCGGCGGCGTGCGCGATCAGGTTCGCGTGCGCGGTCGCGGTCGTGCGTCCGGGCATCGACACCTGGCCGGGACCGAAATCCTTCGTGAACAGGTTGATCGCGGCGAGCCAGTTCGTGTCGGTCGCGTCGGTGCTGTCGTCCGTTCCGCCGGCGAGCACCTTGTTCGTCTCCGCCGCCGGGATCAGCGAGGAGCTTCCGAGCGCGATGCTGATGTAGGCGCTCGTCAGGCCGTAGGCGATGGCGTCGGCCTGCGTGGTGAGCGACGGGCTGACCTCGAGCACATTCGAGTTCGCGTCCTGAACGGTGATCGTGTACGGGCCGGCCCCGGTGACGATGATCTTCCAGCCGTTCGCGTAGCTGCCGTAGCCCTTCGCGGTGACGACGAGGCTGGTGACAGCGGAGCCGTCCGGCAGGTTGACGGTGGCGAGCACCGGGGTGGGGCCGACTACGCGGGCGACGATCGCCTCGTTGCCGCCCTCCTGGAAGTACGCATCGAGCGCGTCGTAGAGGATCGCGCTGGAGAGCCGGGCGCCGTAGATGGCGGCGTAGTCGTTCATGCTCCGCAACGTCTGCGGAGTCGTCGGGCCTTGCGCCGTGAAACCGGCGACGAACCAGGGGCTGATCGCGGTCGGCGCCGAACGGGGCGGCGCGGTCTGGAGCGTGGTGACGGTGGTACCGGGAAGCATCAGTTCTCTCCTTTCGCAGCCGTCTTCGGCTTGTCGACCTCGATGAGCAGGCCGTCGCTGATCCGCAGCTGGTTGTGGGGATCGTCGATCTCGGAGTCGTTGAGCTCGACGAACTGGCCGG